GGGGCTATGGATGCAAGAGACAGTGCCGCCGGCGCAAGTGTAAGTGAACAAAGTGCGGCGGGGTATAAGAACGAAGTCCAGGCTGCATTAGCGTCCATTTCAGAACAAGTCAATGCCTGGGATAAAAATAAAACATACTCATTCCCGCAGACCGTAGCATATACAGACGGAAATACATATAGATGTGTTGGGAAAAACGTCAAAGGAGAAATACCGGATAAATCAAATAACTGGGTATGCTTGACAAATTACAAAGATGACTTTTTTGAATTAGATGAAGACGGAAACCTGATTCCGGCGATCAATCCGTTACATTCGGCTTTATGGGAATTGGACGGAGTGGGGAATATTATACCGAAAGGAGCATGAAAATGAGTACAAGAAATGTGACGCCAAGAGCAAACGAAGAAGGAGAAATCGGAGTCGTAGGGAAAGTATGGAAGGCTTTAAGGGCAAAAATCATAGAAGCAACAAGTAAGATGACAGCGCCCACAGTGGAAGCAACAAGTAAGATGACAGCGCCCACAGTGGAAGCAACAAGTAAGATGACAGCGCCCACAGTGGAAGCAGGTGACAAAAGTAAAAATGTGGCCACTACAGAATTCGTGAAAAACCGTGAAAACATGGTAGTAAGTCCGTTTCTTCTTCAAAGAAACACAGCTTATAAAATAGGTGATATGGTAAAAGTTCCCAAATTGGGAGAACAGTACGTACTTGAATGCACGCAGGCGGGAACCACGGGAAATACCGAACCTAATTTGTCAACTATATCGGGGGGGGGTAGAAGTTAATGACGGAAGCGTGAAGTGGACAGTTAAGACGGTAACAGGGAAAGAATATGTAGATGAAAAACTCAATAATTACGGAAAGATGGAAACAATTAATGCGACTATAGACTCACAGTACATCGAAAATTTATCGTGTGTAAAAATAAAAAACATAGTGCATCTTTTTGTACGAATGAAAAGTGCAAAAGAAGGTTTCATTGAAATTGCATCGGGGCTACCAAAATCATTTATAAATCTTGAATTTTATGCCCCTATAAACAACAGCGACGGTAAAGCTGTACGATTGACAATAAATACAGACGGTAAACTATATCTCAGTTATACGGATGAATATACTACATCGCCAGGACATGAATCTGTTGCATGTTTAGTATATTTAACAAACGATTGAAAGGAGTAAACAAAATGCGGGAAATAACAGATGGAAGTGCAAAATTCAGAGTAGTAGACAAAAGATTGAAAGTAATGATTGACATGCTTTATCCAGTCGGCATAGTCGTTACAACAGCAACAGACGACGCACTAAAGCCGGGGGAAGAGGATGGGCTGGCGCAGTGGGAAGAAATTGCGCAGGATAAAGTGCTGCAAGGCGCGGTAAGCGGTGCGGGCGGAACAATAGAAGCAGGGCTGCCGAACATCAAAGGGGATATCATGACAGGAGACGGAAATAGTGGTGTGACATCTGTTTTCGGCGTCGGTGGGAAACATAATGGCGCATTGTATGTAGATAGAGATAAAAATTTCAGTAATGATGCTTATGCCGCGTCTGCAGGAACAGGAAACAACGCATTCGGATTTTCATTTGATGCGTCAAAATCAAATAACATCTATGGAAAATCTGAAACCGTACAACCGCCAGCATATAAAGTACATTTTTGGAAGCGTATCAAATAAGGAGGTGCACAATGGAAAGAAATGACGGAGAAAAAATAACAATGCAATTTGTAGAACGGATGGCAAAAATGGAAGAAAAACTTGACATGCTCGTTAGAATGCTCCCTGAAATTACTGCATTGCAAATTGCGCAGGCACGATCTGAACAAACCGCAGCATCAGCTCACAATAGAATTGACAACATCTATAAAGTAGCTGGCTTGATCTCGACTATTATCTCAGTGGTTATCGCATTAATCGGAAGGGCGGTGTGAAATGAAAAAATTAAAATCACTCTGGAGAAAAGCCAAAAGCTATTTCCGGAAAATAAACGCACCGTTGTTGTATTGGGCAATACTCTATGCGGTTATCTGCATTTTCTGTATTCTTCTTTATATCCTAATGACAATTGCTGATTGGTTGATCACCGGAAAAGGAAATGAGCCGGAGTTAAGACTATTCATAACAATGCTTTTATCCGCGGGGGCAGTCGGGGGCATAGTCGGAATAGGTAAGATGTTTGTAGACAAAGACGGGAATCAAATACCTGATGTATTCGAAAAGGACGATGGGAAACCACCGTTCTTTTTCGCGAAAGGAGAAAAAAGTGACGAAAGAAGAACTGGCAAGAGCGATAGCGAAAGGGATAATTGAGACAGGAATTGAAGGAGACTACGGTTCCGTTTCTTGCTCAACTGCTGGAGATTACCCGTCAATCGGTGTAAGCCAGTGGGAAGGAGAAAGGGCTAACCGTCTGTTGGAAAGCATTTCCGGCGGAGCGCACTATGCATATCGCAGTTATTATGACTTGAAATACTCTTATGCTATCCAAGACTTGAAAGAACTCTTGATGAGTGATGAAGGACAGCAAGCACAGCTCGATATGCTTGCCGAAGACTGTGAAGATTATGTAGAAACACTCTGGGAAGTGCCTGATCTTGATGACACAAAGTGCACTATCTACGCAGGAATGTGGTGCCCGACATCTGAAACGGTAGTGAGAAACTTCTTAATGCGGAGACAAGAAAGAGGATATGATCTGCGGGACATCAATGTAATCTACGAACTCTTCCGCGAACAATACGCATATGCGGCATGCTGTGAAGAATACGCGGAAGGTTATGCAAACAGGGCGGATAATACTTATAACTATGTTATGAATTTGGAGGTATGAAAAATGAACTATCAGGAAAAAGCAAAACAGATCGTTATCGATTACTACAATGAACGTGTAGAGATAACAGATAATAAAAAAACTGAAAGAAAGTGAAATTTTTATCGTATGGTTTAGTAAAATATTGCAGAACTGGAAAGCGTTGATAAGCACGACAATATCCGATGGAATGTACTACGAAGTCACATACAATGGTGACAAAAAAGAAACATATCTTGATGCATATAAAAAATGGGAAAACGTTTGTGTAAAAGATGAGGAGGTCTAAAATGGAGTTGAGTAAAACCGTAAAAATGATGGATAGTACAGATTACAAAGAAAGATTCAAGGCAGAATACTTTCAAACAAAAATCCGATATGACAAGTTACACCAAATGCTGATTAAATATGAAGCGGGAACGCTTGATTTTACTCCAACTTGCGATATTGAAATATTAGAAAGGCAAGCAAGGTACATGGGGAATTATCTTAAATGCTTGGAGATAAGAGCAGAAATCGAAAAAATAAAACTGGAGGTATAAATGTGGAAAATCAGAAAAGGGCTTATTTTATCGGCGGTCTTGCTGTCGCTGTGGTTGTCGCCATTATTCTGTGGTTCGCATGTGCAGGCAGAAGCACAGTACACGATCTCCGAAATGGAGCTGACGCAGTTAGAACAGAACTTGACAACGCTCGAACAGCACAGCAAGAGCAAGCAGATACTCTTAGACAAGCAGGCGAAGCAGCTGAGCGAGGCTCAAGAGCAATTGAAAATAGCGAACGAGCAAATCAGGAAATCTCAAGAATTGAACGAACGGACGCAGAACTCATTAGAGAAAGCAAATCAATACTTGAAAGAGTACGAGAGAGAGGCGGAACGGAAAATCAAAATTAAAACACGACAACGGAATATGTGGATAGCGGCAACGGTTGTAGCCGTGGGAGCGGCAATCTCCCGGAGGTGATCCAAAATTTATTAATCTATGGTATAATATAATTAATTGAGCCGTGGAGTATTGCACAAAGCGGACCAGAAAGAGCCTTGATACAGAAATTGTATCAGGGCTTTTTCCTTTCAAGGAGGATTATATGAGATGGTTTTTATATGCACCGCTACAATTACTCATTATGATAATTTGTTATATCACAAATCCTATTGTAGTATTGTTTGCCGACAAAAACGGGGAACTGCTACCGATAATTGATAGATTAAAGAGGTATTGCTGCCGTGTATTTTGGTTAATGAGAAACTGTGCATATGGTTTTGCTGTCGACTGGTTCGGAGCGACAATCAATCCGGATAATGTAGTAGTCATTGATGATTATAGAGCAGGAGAATCCGAAAGAAATATACTTGTTACGCGGGATCTGAAATATTGGAAAATATATAATTCCATGCAAATTCTGAACACAAAATACCGATGGAAAATATATTTGGGATGGAAAATCCATAACGTAAAAAGTATACATAGGGCAATGCTGGCATTTCGGATATGGGTCTGCAAAGCAAATTAA